CAAGTAAAAAGAAAAAACCTGGAAGAAAACCAAAAAAGAAATTATATTTTGGTCAAGAAGTTCAAGATGCGATTATAAGATATAATGAGAGTACTGATGATAGTGAAAGAAATAAAATATATCAACAAGAGATACATAAAGCATTTGATAAACTTTGTGAAAATATAATTAATACTTTTAAGTTTACTTATTTTGATGATCCATTTGAAGATGTTAAATGTGAAGTTGTGGCTTTTCTTGTGATGAACATTCATAAATACGACCACACAAAGGGAGCTAAAGCTTTCAGTTATTTTTCTGTGGTAGCTAAGAATTACCTGATATTACATAATAACAATAATTATAAAAAACTAAAAAGCCATGATGGTTTGGATGCTATGGATAGAAAAGTATATGTAGGTGAAACAAATACTTTTGATGATGATTTTATGAAAAGCTTGGTAGAATATTTTGAAGTAACAATACCTAAAATATTTAAGAAAAAAAGAGATATAACGGTAGCTTTTTCTATATTAGAGTTGATGAAAAAAAGTGATGATATAGAAAATTTTAATAAAAAATCTTTATATATTTTGATTAGAGAAATGGCCAATGTAGAAACTACTTATATAACTAAAATAGTTAATGTTTTGAGAAAACATTATAAAAAAGTACAAAATCAATATTTATCAGATGGTGTCATAAAGATGAATAAAACAAAATTCTTCTAATAAACTTCAATAAATACAATATAAAAACCTCACTTTTGTGAGGTTTTTTATTTCTACTCATATTTTTAGAAATCTAATATTTATATATGAATAGTTACACTCTATAATTAGGAGCATTATATGAAGTCAAAAGATGAAATATTCAAAGGAAAAACTTTTGAAGATTTAACAAAAGATATCTATGATAATCAGAAGAATAAAAAACTCCAATTAGATTTATTAATTCAGGAGATTCATGGTATGATTCAAACAATAGATGATGTTGTATTGATAGCACCACTTATAAAAGAATTATTTGATGTATCTGTTAAAAATGATGAACATCTAGTTAAATTAGCTGGTGTTATACAAAGAATTATTGCAAAATCTACAAGCGGTGATGAAGAATCTATGTTATTATCTGAATCAGAAAAAGAAGATTTGATATCAGCATTACAAGAGGATGTCAATGATATACAAAAGAAAGCTGATAATTTAAATGCTATGAAAGAGAAATCACAAATTGTAAGGGGTAATTAATGGGTTCGGCTTTTACATCAATAGATCCTTCTAAGAAAGATTATGAGAGTTTGTTTCATAAAGGAAAACCATCCCCACAATTCATTCAGTTTGTTCCGGGTGTAGTAAAAAGAGTTATAACAAACAAAGATTCTATAGGTTATACTATGCCAAAACATATAAATACTATAATGGCTTTACCTCATATATCTGATAGGGTGCCTGCTGACAGTGATGGCGAAAGGTATTATCCATTACTCAGAGGTATAACAGAAGTTCCAGCAGCTGGTGAGTCAGTTTTACTTTGTACTTTTGGTGATGTTAATTATTATTTAGGACCTTTAAATGTTGAAAATAATGTTAATTTCAATGAAGATCCAGATTATACACCTTATAAATTTGAAGGTTCACTTTCTTATCATGATATTGAAGGATCCGCAACACTTATGGGTGATGAAGAATTAACCTTTACAACTGGTATTAAAATAACAGATACAAATAAATTCCCATATGGTAGGTATAGTAGATTAACTAAAGAGTTTAATCCTAGGATAGACGAAAATGGAAATGCACCAGCAACTTTTTCTAATATACATCCAAAGACAGAAATTAATCCTATTCACGGTGATATGATATTTGAGGGTAGACATGGGAATAGTATCAGAATAGGTAGTAGATCTAAATGGCCATGTATTATAATTTCTAATAATAGGGGTGAGGGTCCGGATAGTTATCAAGAAGATTTGGAAGCAGGATCTTTAATGGCATTTACTAGTGGTGATATATATTCTTTAAGAGAATGGTTTATGCCAAGAAAGAATTTTAAGACGGGTGAGCAAGAATTTCCATTTACTTTTGGTAGTGATAGAAGAATAGATTTATATAAGAGAAAAATGCCCAATGGTGATAGGACTCCATATTATAAATTGTATTATATAGGAACTTTATTTCCAACTGATTATTTTAATGGTGATCAAATACATATTACATCTGATCAAATTTCTATTAATTCTAGATCAAGATCTTTAATATTATCTGCTTTTACTGATGTTATAATTGGTGGTGGAGAAAATGTACATATAAAAGGATCTCAGATGATAACTCTAAATTCTGAAAGAGTAATACTTGGTAGTGATATTGTTCGTGGAGATGAACAACATTCAAACTATGTAACAGGACCTTTAGATACTGTCATATTAGGTACACAGTTAAAACTATTATTAGCTAAAGTATTTAATATGTTAGGTAATGCGGTTGTTCAAACACAATTAGGTCCTCAACAATTAATAGATTCTATGACATTACTACCTTTGAAGCAGGAGTTTGATGCTATGACAAAGAAATTAGATTTATTAGAAAGTAATCGTGTTGCTATTGCTCTTAACAGAGATAATGAACCAATATCAAGTAAAACAGATTAAATATATAAAAATGACTAGGAGGTCATATGAAAAAGAAAACAAACATAAGAACAATAATAAGAAAAATGGTAAGAGAAGAAGTTGCTATGGCAATTCAAGAAGTAATAACTGAATTAAAACAACCTACACAACAAGTTTCTCAACCAAAATCACAAAGAAAAATTGTTGAGAAAAAACAATATACAGAAAATTCTGTATTAAATGATGTTCTCAATGAAACAGCACAATCAGAAGAATGGAAAACTATGGGTGGTGGAACTTATGATTCTAGTAAAGTTAATAATGTATTACAATCTTCTTATGGTGATATGATGAATAGTAATCCTAATACACCTGTGAGTGTTGATGGTCAAACTGCTGACTTTTTACAGAAAGATTATAGAGGTTTAATGAATGCTCTTAATAAAAAGGATGGAAAGTAGTGGGTTTAAAGACTGATATATATAATGCTAAATATGAAACAGCTAAAATATTAACACCTGATTTAGATGATGCTATTAATGATTCAGAACATCCTAAACATCAAGCTGCTTTAAAGACAATAGAAGCTTTTAACAAGGAATCCGAATTAATGACTACTGCTATTAAGAATTTATTAAATCACGAAGATTTTATATTAAGAGTTACTAATTTAAAAGCTTCTGTAAAATTACATCAATTTTCCGTTACTAAAAATATAAGTGCTGATATTTCACCGACTGTTGGTTATACACCCTATCCGGGTGGTGCACCATCTCCCGTACCAGCTCCACTTATAAATGGAATGAGAGGTGTATCTATTCCAGCACTTCAATTTAGAGAGGATGGTGGTTTGCATGGTGGATTTTTGAATACATATGGTCATGCTTATATTGGAGAACAAGATGATATACCAATATCAGATACAGCTGTATCAGCTGAGGATAATAATTTTACAGAAGTTAGATATGTAAAAAAAGATAATGATGATAACAAAGATTACTGGAGTTAATAATGCCTATTAGAGATATAACAAAAACACCTTTTGTAAATGATAACAATGAAAATGTTTATATAGGTATAGATATGCCATTTCATTTAGGTTCAGCTGAAGGTTGGTTTGCTTCAACTTCTACGACTATAGATGCTGTAAAAGTTAATATTGTAAATTTATTAAAGACTCATACTGGTGAAAGATTGATGCAACCTACATTAGGTTTACAACTAAGAGAATTTCTATTTGAGAATATGGGAGTTGAGAATATAGTAAATATTCAAAATAGTATTTTGGATACTCTTAGTGTTTGGTTACCATTCGTAGAAGTGAGAGATATACAAATAAATGATAATGAACATAATTTAAATTTATATACAATAAAAATTCTTTTTAATATTACACAAGATCCTAACACAACTGAATCAGTATCTCTTTCAGTTGATACTAGTGAGTCTGGTGATGGAGAATAAAAATGCCATATGATAATAATTCAACCAACGAGAATATTCGAAATACAAATTATTTAGCTAAAGATTTTAACTCTTTAAAAACTTCTTTGGTAAATTATGCTAAAACATATTTTCCAAATACATACAAAGATTTTAATGAAACATCTCCGGGTATGATGTTGATAGAGATGTCTGCTTATGTAGGTGATGTTTTATCGTTTTATATAGATCAACAATACAAAGAAATGTTATTACCTCTTGCAGAAGAAAGAAGAAATGTTGTTAATTTAGCTAATATGTTAGGATATAAAGTAAAACCAATTGTACCAGCCTATGTTGATTTAGAGTTTACACAGACATTAAATGCAACATCAACTCTTGGTGAAGGTAATTTTGATCCTGAAAATATTCAACCTATTTGGGGTGACGCTGTTATAATTGATAAGGGGGCTAAAATTCAATCTTCAATTAACAGTGAAACAATATTTGAAACTTTAGATGTTATAGATTTTAAAACAAGTTCATCCTTAGATTCAGATCCAGAACCAAGTGGATATTCTAGCGATTCAGGATTAATTTCCGAATTTAAAATAAAAAGAAAAGTTGCTGCTGTATCGGGGAAAACAAAAACTAAAACATTTACTATCGGAGCTCCAACAAAATTCTTAAAATTAACCTTACCAGAAGCTGATGTAGTAAGTATTGATAAAGTTGTGGATTCAAATGGTAATCGATGGTATGAAGTTGATTATTTAGCTCAAGATAAGATTTCTTTAGAATATCATTATACAGATGATCCGGTTGGTAGAAATACAGCGTATTCTACTATTGGTAATACTTCTACATCTGAAGAAGTTGCTGTTCCATATGTTCTTGAATATATAAAGACATCTAAAAGATTTATAACATCTACTGATGAACATAATAAAACTACTTTAATTTTTGGAAATGGTGTATTAAAAAATGGTCAAACATCACTTGAAAGTGGATTTTTACAATCTTTAGAAGCTGGTATTAGTTATGCTGGCCAACCTCAAGATTTAAATTCTATTATAGATCCTCTTCTCGGTGATTCTACTTCAACATTAGGTGAAACTCCTGCTCATATAACTTTAACTATAAGTTATAGAACTGGTGGTGGTGTTAATGCTAATGTACCAAGTAATGATTTATCGACTATAAATGGATCTTTAACATATTTGGGAGGTACATCATTGGGTAGCAGCAATTTAACTATAACAAATCCAGAACCAGCTTCCGGTGGATCAAATTCAGAAACAGTAGCTGAAATAAAAGAAAATGCAAAAGCATTTTTTGCATCTCAAAATAGATGTGTAACTAAAGAAGATTATGAGGCTCGTATAAATAATTTATCACCTAAATTTGGTAGAATAGCTAAATCTTATGTTGAAAGAGTAGATGTAAATAATTTAAATATGAATAGTGGTGAAATTCCATATGCAGCATCTGTACAAAGTCATATACAAAAAGTTTTAGGAACTCTAAATAATTTTATAGCCAATGCGGATTCTGTAAATGAATTTATTTCACAGGGTGCTAACTTAATAGATGTTATGGAAAATGCTGGTAATGGATTTGGATGGGGTGAAGGTGATCATAATACTTTTGATTTTAACGCGGATGGTGAGTTAAATTCTTTAGATATTTCATCTATGGGTGATGATATATTAATGAGGTTGGGTACGATTGATGTTTACTTATTAGCATATGATAATAAAAAAAATCTTATTGGAGATCCTTGGGTAGCTAATGGTACGGCTGGTTTAAGTGGAACAAAAGTTCCTGAACTTATAAAATCAAACATAAAAAAATATTTAGAACAATATAGAATAATAACTGATGAAATAAATATAAAAGATGGGTATATAATTAATTTTGGTATTGTATTTGATGTTGTATCTATGAGAAATGCCGTAAAATCAGA